ATGGGCAATTGGAAATCCACGATCAAGGTCCGCGATCTGGACGATGAGCAGCGACTTGAATTGACCTGCAAGAAATGTGGTCGCGTGACCTACGCGACAAAGCAACTGCTTTGCGAGGGGACCGATCGTTCACAGAATTATCTGGATGAGATCGAGGCCAAGATCCGCTGCAAGGCGCGGGGCTGCAACGGCCATATGCGTATGGCCATGGTCAGGCTTCAGGAAATGAGCGGTTTTGTCGGAGGATTGGCTTAGTTTCCTCCACGTTTTTTTCGCTTCACCAAGTCACTTTTAGCTTGGTTAAGTTCTCCAACAAGGAATTCAGCACTATTCTTGTAACGCAGCGCATCACCAACAGATATGCTGGTTCCATGCATAGCGGAATTTCGTAGTTTCAGCATATCCATGAAATTATCATGAAGTGTTGGCATTAATATTCCACTGAAGACTAGTTGCTTTGCCATTGAAGGCACCGGGTCGTTTTTCGGCCTCGCACCAAACAAACCACTTTCATCATATAAGTCGATCATCGCATCTTCAACAGGACGCCATGCATCAATAACGGCTGAGACCGGCGAAATTGCCGCAATTAGGTCAAAGTCAGAGAGATGAGACCGCTTTGCCTTCCGACTGTTGAACGCATCCGCTACGTCTCCGTCTGTATTTGACCCGACTGATGCGCGCTCTTCCATGTCTTCTCTGTCGCTTTGATTTTGATTGTCGTCCGACGTAGTGGAACTAATTTTATCTTCCAGAATTTCATCAACTGAAGCACTCACGTCAGATGACACTATCACTGCTGTGTTTGCTGTTTCTACCTTGGTGAGAGTGTTCGCAAAGTCTACAGCTTTGTCCCCCCAAGATAGCTTTGAAATTTGTTGAAGCAGCCGCAGGATCGCAGGTCGTAAAACACATAAAATAATAACGACAGCCACGGGCCAAGCCAATGAGGCCACAATATGGGTTGACCATTCCAGCCATCCCATGCCGACACTCGGCTCACCGATTTTCAATTCAATCATCTCGCCCACCCCATCTTTCACACCCAATTGTGTTTAGCTGGAAGTGTCGATAATGCAATCTATACGCAAAGCAAAAAAAAGCCCGCCCGTCGACGACGTGGCGGGCTTTTTGCTCGGATTGATCGCGGTATCAGGGGCGGCGCTGTCCAGCTTCCAGACGCTGCAGGATCTCCATCACAACACGGACATCCCCACGCACTGTCGTTAATGTTTCCTGTATTTCTTTCGAATTATCCGCTGCACTTTTGATCGCCTGAGAGTTCGAAGCAATCTGATAGCTCATGCTTTCTTGATTGCTGGAGAGCTTACGGATGTCGGCCTCTATGGTTTGAAACCGCTGATCGTTTTTGCCCTTATCCTCGCGCACTTCGGCTAAGCGCTCTTTATGATACGCCTCGTGCGAAAGCTTCCACTTGGTGAGATCCTCGATATCGCGAGATCTATTGACCCAAATCGTCACGCCGCCGAGGATGAGGACTGCGATCTGCCCCAGTTGCAGCAGCGTGTTGAAGTTCCACTCAAACTTTCCTTTGCTTGGTAACCGCATCGCACCTTCCCTCACCGTATCCCCCTTGCCCAGATGTCATAGAATTCGGCACATCGATCCGTTCGCGCATTCTGCCTGTCGAGCGCCGCTCGCTCCCTTTTCAGTATGGAACGGACTTCCGCTCCCTCAACCAGTGGCGCATGAGCTTCATTCTCACGACAGTCATCAGGATAATCAGCGGGGACAATGCGCGCCTGCGCCTTGCCTTGCTGTTCAGCAGCCCCTTGCAGCAGTCGATCACTGGCGCAGGAACTGCAAATCATCGCGATCAAGCAGACAGGCACGGCCCGCCGCTGCCAGCTTCCTTTCATAATCCGCTATCTCCTGTTCAGATTTTTCGATCTGTGCGGCCTCGGCTGCGCGAGCATTCCGCAACTGCACCTGGTAGGCTTCGATGACGAACGCATTGGCTTTGCCCTGCCGTCGCAGCTCATCGAGTTCCGCCCGCAGCGCCGCCGCCTGAAATTCGGGAACAAGGCCTTTCTTGGCCTGCCCCTCGAACACAGCTCCGACATACGGAAGATCCTTGAGAACCGGGACGCCGTTATAATAGATCGCAGACAACACGATCCCGACGGCGCAGCCAGCGGCTATCTTGAGGTAGTCCAGCAGGCCGAACATCAAAGGCCTGCCAGACAGAGTTCCAGTTCACCGATGCGCTGATCGTCGCCCAGCTCGCGGCGCTTTTTCAGCCCATCCACGACCTTACCCCCGGCACGATTGAAAGCAGTCATCGCGTTGCAGGCTGCACGCCATTGTCGCTCACTCATTCGGCGGGCAGCAGTCGATTTGCAGGCGGCACCAGTCCCGATATTATAGGAAAGATCCAGCATTGACGCCTGCACGCTGATAGGTGCCTGATCAAAAGTCCGGATACACTTGCGCAGCGGTTGCCGGAAATCATTCTCCAGACGAGTGATAAGCTTTTCGCGGCACTGCTTGTCGGTGTAATAGTCGCCCTTCTGCACGCCTTTGGTTTCGCCCAGGCAAACAGTCCAGACCCTGCCGAGCTTGTCATAATAGGCATGGTTTTCCATCCCCTCCCATGGCGCGGTCAGATAAGTCGCCGTCAAAGCGACGAGCCCCAAACCAGATGCAAGAGCGGCCTTTGCGCGTTTACTCGCCATTTCGGAATACCTTCTGAGAAACAAGGCGCATCACGAAGGCTGCGACCACCACAACAAAGGTCAGCAACGCGAACACGCCGGAGGGGATGGGGAAAGTGTCACCAAGGAGCGGCAACACGGCTTCGATGCCGGTTAGAACACCGGCAAGCAGGATCAGGCGGACAGACCACGCCTTTCGCAAGACGTGCCGCCAATCGGGCACAAGCTGCATGACAGCCTCTATTTGACGATGGATATGAGGGAGATCTTCAGCTGCAGACTGACATTGTCGTAAGCGACATAGCTCCAGCCGATCCAGCAACCGCAGATCTTGCCGAGGATCTTGAAGCGGGCGCGATACGAGAAAAACAATCGGCCACGCCCGTCTCGATAAACACCCTCATAGAATGTTCCAGGCTTCGACCAATCAATGCCGCCGCTGTCGATCTGATAAACGGTGGTCACGCCATCGAACCTGAAACCGAGCACATTGGCCGCAAAGCCGTAAGCCGGGTTTCGCATGATCCATCGTGTTCGCTGCCACCACAATTTGAAGCCGTTGGCTTGCGGCCAACCAAGCTGATGTTGCCCGCCGTCCAGGTCGTCATCATGCGTGTGGAAAAGCGAGAGTGGGTATGGCAGAACCGAAATCCCTGCCAACACCGACCAGAGCGCCAGTATTGGTGCGATCAGGATTGCTACCAGCTTAGCAATAAGCAGCAAGATGCCGTAGATCGCCCACTTGATGAAGGCGACCGGATAATTCCGGATAATGTATTTCATGATTGCCCCGTTGGAAATTCGAGCAGCGCTAGGCGCGACCTATACCCATGCCCATAGGTGACCCGCCCGTCGTCGTGGTTGCGGGCGCTTGCGGTTTAGGATCAGGCACCGCTGGCGTTTTCGGACTGTTCTCGTTCGTTTTCGAAGTGCTGGCCGAAGTCGACTTTTTCTTATCCTTGGATGTCTTGCTGGCGACCGGCTTTAGCTTAGCCTCGATATCGGTCATATATCCCGACTTGCTGATGCGATGGGTGGCCGTCTCGATAATGAATTCGATGCCGTCAATTTCCGGCCGCACATTCTGGTAGGAAAACGGCGCGCCTGCCCGAATGGTCGGATCGCCAAACACCGTGACAAAGGTTTTGACCGTTTCCGCCTTGAGGCTTTCAGCTTTGGATTTCGCAGCCTTTTTTGCTTCGGCTTCCGTGCTGAAATTTTCCTTCACCGTAAAATCGGCAGTGCCTTCCTCGTCGCTGTCTTCCTCGACCTCAACCGTCTCAGCCTTGGCGCGGTCGCGAACCTTTGCGCGCACTGTTTTGACTTTCTTGCGATAGGCGAAGTTGATGCGACATGTGCCCTGCACAATCTCGAATGGCCCGACGACAATAGGCGTCAGGTCTTTTCCGCTCGCTGACTTCCCACTGCCGCGCTTCGCAAAAATCAGCTTGCCATCCTTGACCGAGAACAAAGCACCATGAATGCGAGCCAGACGCTCGCAGACGTGCATGTCGCTCTCATCCTGCTGACCGAACCAGTCGTACTTGTGCGAAGCAACTTCATCGTCGATGACGGGCTGCAAACCGTTTTCGGAGGCGATCTGCTGCAGGATCTCGGCGACAGTCTTTTCATCCCAGTGACGGGAACGACTTTGCTTGAACTTGTCGCGGATATTCGCCCCTCGCCCGCGAATGTTCATACCGTAAGGAAGGCAGCGGATCTCTGGGTCATCGACCGTGTATGATCCGAAAGGAAGAATGCCAGTCTCTGCATATCCAAGCGATACCTCAATCTTGTCACCCTTTTTAGGGATGGCGGCGAACGGGTTGCCATCATTCAGGTCGACATCAATCGAGTCCGAGCCGACACCTTCTTTGTCGGTGACAGTCAGCGAGATAAGCCGTTCATTCACAATGGACGCGACGGCTTTGCCGTTGACTTTTATTTCTAAGGCTGGAGTCTTCATGAAGCACCTAGTGCTGAACTTTGATTAAACCGGGGGGAAAATGAGGAAGCTATTTGTTTCTACTGCGCTGCTGAGTAGCATCGTTCAAATCGGCGCTGCGACGGCGGATAATAATAGGCCGACACCTCAAGCAGTGACGGCTGCGATGGCAATGGTCAAAATTGTAAGCCAAGACATCAAGAGGGATCCAGAGAACCCAAGGGTTTTAGTACAAATCAAAAATGACAGCGACCTTGCTTTCAGCTGGATCACTGTATCTTGTCGCATCATGAAAGGTGACAAGTTCCTCGACGTAGCGGAGGCATACATTACAAATGTTCAGCCAGGGGAAACCGCCGGAGAACAGGCAACCTATTCCGCAACACCAGAGAACAATGAAGCTGATCGCGCTATTTGCAGACCCGCAATTGGCTTGTAGGCTAATCCCATAGTGCAATTAGCGGTTGGTTTTGATCTGCTCGCAAAGCATCGGGAAGATTAATTTTTGTACCAATTGGCAACCGATGCGGCAGCGCCGCCAGCCCGGGGTTAGTTTCCAAAACCCGCTCGACATAGCCGCTTTCGTCGCCATAGACCTTACGGCAGATAGCGTCGACCATTTCGCCTTGTATCGTTGTGTAAACGCGCGCCATGGCATCACCCGAACAATGATTGAATGATAGAAATCGGCGAGAAACTGCCGCCAGTGTAGCGCTTAAGCTGGATGCGGAAAACATCCATACGCGGCTGACCAAGAGCAGTGTGATAAGATTGATCTTCGCTAATACCTTCGATCACGTGCATGCCGTAGACATTTCCGGCTAATGTAATAAGCGGCAATACAGTTCCGGCAACAGCCGCCCCGCGAAGGCCTTCAAGAACAGCCAATCCGCCGAACTCATGCGGGAACAACACTCCTTCAATTGTCGTGCGATCATCATCGCCGCCTGTCCACTGTAGACGGTTCAACCCGCCTACAGTGTTGATGTCGGCCCAACGGGTGGAAAGGTCACGCTTCAATCCCCGGTAACCGAACCGAAGGGAATGAAACATGAAAGGCCCTAAGCACATCGGAATTGCCATTACATTCCCCCGTCGGAATATGCGCCGCCAGACGCCGCACGGAATTGAGCCGCGACTGCTTGCGCCGTCTGAGACGCGATCTGTTCCGGAGAAGCGCCGGTCTGCACGTTCATATGAACCGTCACCACAGGAGCAGGTTGCGGATTGGTAACCCGCACATCTTGGGTTCCACTCGGCATGGTCTGTACCGGCGTAGCAACTGAAACAGATGGCGTCCCAACCAACGAAACATCTGCCGGTCCCTTTGCACCTGCAATGCCAGCCGTAGGAGACGGCGCGGTCAATGCGTTCCACAGCGCACCGAAACTAAACGGCTGAGACGCGTTTTGCGCGGGCTGATTTGGCAGGGGCACGGCTGGTAACACTTGCCCCGTACCAGTACCTGCTTTGGCCCTTTGTTCGTTGGACTTCTGTACAAAAAATTCCGGGCTTATGTAGCGTGGATCGGACGGACCTTTTGCTTCAAGCCCCTTGTAGAGGCCATAGGCCATAAGCCCCCATATGCCACCACGGGCCACCATGCCCCCAGTGCCACCGCCAGCACCAAGAATTCGGCTTAACCATCCAGCACCAGCACCACCAGCAGTTGCAGCGCCACCGCCAACCGCTGTAGAAGCGGCACCAGCCGCCGCCGTTCCTGCGATCAGGTTTCTCAGGTTTAGGAGCGGACCGGAAACCGCCAACAAACCACCAGCAATCATAGCCCAGTCAACCATTGAAAGTTTGGCCAGATTATCCGCGAACTCACCAATACTGTTAGCACCCTTGACGGCATCAATCAGCGTGATAGCAGCGGAAGATACAAGGGCAATCTTCCCAAATGGGGACATAGCTAAACGGGTGATACCGCGCCCCATGGTCAGCATCGCTGCGCCGGTAGCGGCAATGCCGAGTGCACTTATCACGGTCGCAGAACCAGACATCTTGCTGAGAGCTTCCGAGATATTCCCGGCAGCACCCAGAATATCGCCCGACCCGATATCCTTGGCGAAGGCTTTCAGGTCTAGACCGATCTTGCGGAAATTGTTTGAGAGCTTGGCCAGATCAATCATGCGCTGATCGACCTGCGTGCCGTCGCCTTCAAATGCCTTGCCAAACAGAAGATCTCCGAGATCATTGATTAGCTGGCGTGTTCCGCCCTCGCCCCCATAACCGAAACCGCTCATCAAGCCCTTGACGGCCATTTCGATCTTGTCGATGACGCCCACACGTTTATCCAGCGTGTCCAGCACATCGCCGATACCAAGGCTCATATCCTTGATCGTCGGCAACCAGCTATCACCAACGCCGATGCCATAAGCTTTGATCTTGTTTCCAAGCAACTGCAAAGCATTCGCCGTCGTTTCGGCGCGAACCATATATTCCTGAAACGCGGATCCGCTGTAATTCGACTCAGTGCCGATCATCGCAAGCTCGCGGCGCAGTTCTTTTGTATCGGCAATGATCGGCATGAGCGCCCGCGCCTCATCACCGAACAAGGCTGATGCAATGCTGATATGCTGATCTTTTGGTAGCTGCTGGATCCGCTCGATCACGTTCAACGTGGTCTTGAGCGCATCTTTCTGCATGTTCTTCGACACCTTGACGGAATCGAGGCCAAGCTTTGCGAATGCCAAACGCTGCGACTTAGTCGCCTGCTCACCTTTCGTCAGTGCGCGCCCCATATTGCGGAATGAAGTTGCCGCGACTTCCGCCTCAGCGCCCGCCGAAATCATGGACGCGCCGAAAGCGAGCGTCTGGGTATCGGAAAAGCCGAACATCTTGCCGGTTGCGGCAACACGCTTGTCAAACTCGACGAGGTCGCGAGCAGCCGAAGCGGTATTGTTTGCAAGATGATTGATGGCGTCAGCGTGCAAACCAATCTGGTCGACGTTAAAGCCAAGCTGGGTCTTGATCTTTGCCAATGCGTCGCCAGTTTCCCCCTGCGACGTATCCCACGCCACGCTGACCTTTGCCGCCATTTCCGAGAACTTTGTCAGTTCCTGCAAGGCAACGCCGGACTGACCGGCAGCAGCATAGATCGAGGCAAGGCCATCGGCAGTTACCGGGAGTTCCTTCGATAGTCCGAGGATCTCGGATCGAACGACGGACAATTGCGCAGGCGTGCCGTCGACGACCTTGCGGACATCGGCGAAAGCTTCCTCGAATTTCATGGCAGCACCGACGGTGCCGCCGATGCCTTCGCGAACGCCGACATAGCCCGCACCGATGGCAACAAGGTTCCGAGCCAAAGCCCCGACGGAAAAGCCGCCGCCCGCCCCCATGATCGCGGACGTGGTTCTGCTGGCGCGACGGTTGAGACCGTCGAGCGCAGCAGCAACACCGCGAGCGGGCCCGGTGATCTGATCGACAAGCGAAACAACAAGCTTGGAACTCAGGACAGCCATTATTTTCTCTTTGCTTTCATCAGATCGACGGCCTCATCACGCCACAGCAAGACTTCCTGCGGCGTCATTTCCATGAATGTCGATATCGGGGTGTAAAGGTTCTGGCTAAGCCAGATGGTCAGGCGTCGCCATCCGAGCTTGCCTCGATTAAGAAAGGGGTGACGATCTTGCTGCACCTCTTATAATCGCCGAGGGAGAATTGTGCGATTTCAGGCTGAGTTGCCCCAGAGAGTTGCGCAATCATCAGTGTCAGCACGGCATTATTGCCGCCGCCATTTGCAACACTTTCAACCGTGATGAGATCCGCGACCTTCGGCTCGCGTATGGTGATTTCATCCGTCTCGACACCAGCAATCTTGTAGGTCGTCGAGAGCTTCACTTTTACGGGTTCAGGCATTTTCGATCCTTGTCGAACTGGCGAGCGTTACGCGAGAAGCGCGCTGCGGATGGATTGAGTGCGCGACGTGCCGCCGATGGACACGTCAAACGGCGTCATTTCGATCAGGGTCGCCCCTTCGACTTCCAGCTTGTAATAGCGAAGCGTGATCGAGAAATCGTTTTCGGCCATGTCACCCGGCTTCCAGGCACCATGATCGTTCTTGATGAGGCGACCGCGAATATAGGCAGTCGCATTGACGACAGTGCCATCCTCATGCACGAGCGCACCGGTCACCATGAACTCGCGTTCGGAACCGACCTCCAGGCCGAACAGTGTGATGACCTGAGGATCAAAGCCGGAGAGCTTGAAACTAGCCTCCATCTTTTCATAACCCATCGGGATATCAATCGGCAGCACCATACCGGCGTTGCGCAGTTCCTCGACTTTTTCCGTCGGCACTGGCAGCGTGATCTCGCTTGCCTGCCCGATCTTCGAAACGCGGTCTGCAAAAATGGTGCAGTTCCGCAAGATATAACGCGGCATGTCAGACATGAGCCTAACCCCTTAATGACGTTGAAGTGGGAGAATTGGAGCGGGATGGGCTGGCAGTTAGCCAGCCGATCCGGAAGTAATTTCCTGCGCAACCTGGTTGAGCAGCAGCGTATAGCTGGCGATATTGCGATAAGCCGTGATACGGATATCAACCATCGGTGCAGGCGGTTCGAACTTCACGCCGAGCTTGATGATGCCTTGCGCCATATCGTTGTCGGTGTTCGTGTCCAGCAGCCAGCAGTCATGACCGGGCAGTATTGCGCCTTCGGCTTCCATCTGTCGGAGGAAAGCGCGCCCGCCCTCGACCATGAATTTCAGATTGGCGCGGGAGAACGGCTTGTCGACAAATTCGAGATATGCCTTTTCCAGCGCTTCATTGATCGCGTCAGCAGTGCGCCGCACAGAAATGAATTGCCAGAGAAGTTCTGCCGCGCATGTCCAGACACCCCAGAGCCGGAAGCCGGTATTATCGATATTGACGATAGTATTGACCCGGTTTTCATTGAGGTAGTTCGACTGGTCGCCATATTCGATAGGACGGTTGACGCCGACAATGCCGGAGATACCGACATTCGAACCGGACCACCAGAAGCCTTGCTCCAGGTCCATTTTCGCCTGCTTGGCGGCGAAGATCGGCGAGGATGGAGCCGGAACATTGGCATCAAGTTCCGTGTCGTATTTCAAGACTTTCGGATCGCAGATCGCGATCCGCCCCGAATTGATCAGCCCACGATACTGCACTGCAGCCTGATCGGTCGTGTCCGGCCCGTCGACATAAGCAACGGCTTTCAGCTTTTCCGCCACACCCATCAGTTCGGCAACAACCGGGTTCATAACAGAACCGATATTGGCGGTTGCGGTTGCGTCCTTGGATCCAGCCTTGCCAGTGATCGTAACCCCCGGTGTTCCGGTATAGCCGTAGCCAGCCTTGCGGACGATAATCGCAGTGATCGCGCCTTCGGCAACAACAGCTTCTGCGACTGCACCCGATCCAGTGCCCGTAACCGCAACAGTTGTCGTGTCAGCATCGTAGCCGGTGCCGCCTGCGGTCACATTGATCGAGGCAATGCCGTCGGCTGGCGAGGTCTGGGTGAAGCCGGGCGCAATAAGCAACTTAGGCTTATAGAGACCGTCCGACGATGCGCGCCGGAATGCATGGACGCCGGTAAAGGCAGTCTGGTCGCCGATCAGGTTCGACCAGGTTTCGGCGGTCGTTTCGCCTTCCTCAACCCGAACCACGATGATCGGACAGCCGACCTGGTCGAAAATGCTGTCGATAGCGTTTTTCAGCGTACCGGCATCGCCGAGAGTTGCTGCATCCTGCGGGCGCAGGATCTGCACCGGCTTATTCAGCGGGAACGCAAGTACGTCCGCATTCGGCGCAGTGCCAATAAGCCCGATGACGGCAGTGCGCGCCATGCGTACCAGAAGCGGGGTTTCGGCACTTTCGAATACACGCGTGCCGTGGTGAAAGGACACAGATGCCATAGCGGCACTCCTTGGATTAAGACCTCAGCGGGTCAGGTTTTCAGGAAAAATCAGAGCGCCGGTTGCGGCCACTCAATCGCATCAACAATGGCTCGCGCAGCCGCTTCATTAGCGGCGGCGTCAATATCGCGTTTGGCACCGAGGCGCACGGCTTCAATTGCAGCACCAATCTGCTGCCAAAGTGAAAAGGCAGCAAGGACAACATCGGCTACCTCGGAAAGCGTTTCTGCAGTAATCCCCACTTCTGACGACAGCACCGGATAGTCGGCAGCTTTTGGGCTGCTCGCAATTTTGAACGCCCGTGCTTCGACAACCTTCTGCTGATAGGTCATCGCCTGACCTTCACCGGGCGTGATGTATTTCAGGCGCTCTGTTTCAGCCCACGCGTCGACCCCCTGTTTCAACGCGCTCTTTAAGGATGACAAGTCTTCCGGGGTAGGTTGTGGCATTAGGAAATCGCCTTCGCCATAAACCCATCCACATTGCACATCATCGTCGCATTGAACCAGTGCGGCAACAAAGTCGGGCGGAAAGCGCCGGTCAAGATCAATCCCTTCAACCGGCTCGATTATTTCCGCGACAACACCATTTTCAATTCTTGCGAAATTTGGCATTTCAATACTCCACAATGATAAAGCCAGGCGCACCTTCACCGCCAATCGCAGTCGAGCCAGCAGCGCCGCCGCCGCCACCGCCGGGGAACAGTCCGGGCCTTCCCGTGGTCAAAATTCGTTGTGATGTCCCTCCGCTGCCCAAAGGCGCGCCCGCGCCGACACCCGCAAAATATGTGCCCCCCGCCTGAACACCTTCTGTGCCGTTATTCCCCGCTATGCCAACATCGGCATTCGTTGGGGTATTTGCACCTGCTCCAAACGGACCCATTCCGCCATAGCTTCCTCCCGCGCCGCCACCGCCCAAGACGGCCAGATATGTACCGAATGACGAAGTGCCGCCGTTCCCTCCGGTATTACCTGCCGGTCCAGGTGCGCCACCGGCACCAACAGTAACAATTATGCTCGCACCCGGAGTGACTGGAATATCGATCTTTTCACCGTAAGCGCCGCTGCCACCACCGCCGCCAGCCCCGGTTTGTGTCGTGGACGAGCAGCCACCACCGCCGCCGCCAGCACCCCACACGCGCACTCTTTTGATATTATAAACGCCCGCTGGGACAACGAACGTGTAGGTGCCTGCGGTCGCATAGGCGGCGACACCGCCGATCGCGCTGGGAATAGTCACCAATTGCCACGCATTGGATGCTGCATTGAAAATGAAATCGGCAACACTGCCCGCAGGCAAGTCACCCTTTTTCAGCGGTGAACCACCAAACCGGACGATGGGCTTTGCACCCGCTCCAGCATCAAGGGTTGCAGGCCCAGTGTTCGTTACCTGAATTGCAAGGCGCGCCAGCAGACCGTTCTTATAGGATGAGATAGCGGGCGCTAACACCGCAGTGAGGGCATTTGCAGTTCCGCTAGCAGGGGCCGAATTCCATTTGCCTGACTGCGCGTCGATTGCAACTTTTTCAATATAAGTCCCGGCAATACGCTCGAAAATTCGACCGTCTGGTAGACTGATACCATGACCATCTGCGGGGCTTGCTAGCCCCCAGCCCGCTGCAGTATATTCCGCTATTTTCCCCGCCTGTCCCGCCCATGCACCTGTGGCACCGTCTGGCACCAGATAAACATCCCCGATAGCGGGAGTAGCTGGGGGGGTAGGCTGCGTCATCGCAATGACCGGAAGCCAAGGCAACCGGTTTAAACGTTGCATCGCCACCTTGAATGCAGGGTCGACAACAATAGTGATTGCAGAAATATTCGAGAATGCCACCTCCAGACGAATAGTACCCTCGACCGTCTGCCCGCTCGACGGGATTGGTTTACTGATTGGAGGATCGTAGCGAGCGATGGCAATTAGATCGCCATCCTGATCAATCAGGCCCGCTTCCCGAATTGTGTAAGGACCTTCCGCAGCCTCCAGAAAAATATCGAAGTACGCCACATTCGATGCACCCACCACAGTGCCATGTCCCGAAATCGCCTTGCGTGCAACTTCATGGTAAAGCGCAGTTTCGCCGCCCGACGGAACGGTTGTGCCGTCACCAATTGCGATGTGGGTAATGACAACGGAAGTACCGTTGGCAAGCGCCGCCGCTTCCTTAGCGCGACCAAGGTTCGTCATCAAAGCGAACGTGTTTTGAGCCATAGTCTTAAACCTTGTAATGAGCAGTTGCCGATATGAAGGCGCAAGGTGCACCGGCAATATAACTGGATGCCCTTAATACGGGCGGGTCGAACGCGAACGGATGGGCAATTGCGGTCAGATTAGTTCGGGGAAATGCACCGATGTAGATCGTGCCATGAGCCTGAATGACTGCACGTGTTCCAAACACACGCGATTTCGGCTTGGCAGCATCAACCGATGCAATTGCCGCTGCCTGCGCTTCCAGGTCAAAAACCGGACTACCATTGCGATAAAGGATCTCGACCCGGAACGTCCCGCGCCTTGAACTATCCTCCCACCACTCGACAATGCGGGTTTCCAACTCAAACGCTGCCAGCGCCCGCTCAACCGCACCACGCGTACCCTTAAGACGATGCACCATAGGTGAAGCCGCAATGACCCGGCGCTGTTGCGCCTCAGGCCAATCAGCCGACCAGACATCAACCGACACCCCCATGGCCAGATATGGCAACAGAACCTTCGGGCACGTGGCAGGATTCCAGATCGTCGCAATGACGGTGGGATCAACCGTCGCAATTCGCGCCAGTTCAGCAGCGAGCAATGCGACAGTGAGTGACGAAGAACGCGCAGGAAGAATGGAACGTGCGAGATCTGCAACGGCGTCAATTGCTTCACCTGGCGTCATTGCCACGATCCTTGCGTTTGAACCGTATTGACCGTGATTGTGCCGACTTGTCCGACACCTTTCGAACCCGGCTCGATATCAGCCACAGGCGAAACCACCTCAACAGTGACGTTGTCGTCGACCGCTGCACGACCGCCGATAACCTCGCGCTGCACGGCCAAACCGATACGACGGCGAGACGCGGCATATGCAGTCAGTCGCTTTTTCGCTTCCGCCGCCATCGCCGACACGTCGACACCGGGAGCATAATAAAGCGTAACCTCGATATCGTAGGCCGTAACCGTCGCAGGCTCAATGCGGACATTGTCACCAATTGGCCGAACGTCCTTCGGCGTCACCGCCTCGAACGCCCGGTTCAACAACGTTTGATCTGTAGGGCCGTAGGTAACCGTCGGAAGAATTACGACGAGAATTTCAGGTGCCAGCACCGGATCGCCGGTAGCCCGACCAGCAAACGGGTTCGGGATCAGCCCCATTGAATAGGCATCTGCATGAAGTCCATTCGTATAGGTCGCAGCATCTTCCTCGGAATAGACCGCGACATCGGCGATATCCCGCTTTCCATCCAGCTCCAGAGCATGAAAGGCATATGCACCTTCCGGCCCTGCGGTCGAAAACGCTTCAAAGGCGAGCAGGATGCGGGCGCGGAATATATCATCCAGTTCGACCCACTTCCCCAGAACCGGATCCCATTGCGAATTTTCCGGCTGATCATCCTCAGCATTGTCGTAGACAAGACGCGAGATACCGGCATAGGTCGCTGCGATATGGTCAAGGTCGCCGCCGATGGCGGTTGCCAGAGACAAGGCGCGGATAGCTTCATTGACCCGCTGGCGAAACTTCATTTCCTGATAGCCACCGCCTTCCGAAAAAGCGATCACCATGGGATCGGTTTCCAGCTTCTCAACATCGTAAGAAACGCCGAACCGCTCCAGCGCGGCAATCAGGTATTCGTCGCGTGAGCTTTTGATTTCCTCGAAATCCACTGCGACGACACTTGGAACATCGCCAAGGTCAGCCAGGTTCGGCGCAACAAAGCGGCTCATGACATAGTCCTTGCTATTGTGATGTTCATGGAGGCCTCACCTTCGGTCACTGAAAAATCACCCTTGTGACCGTTCGGGTAATAGACACCGCGTATCTGGAGTTCGATGACGCCCTGTTCGTTCAGATCGCCAATGTTTATGCCGGTTACCGCAAAGCGTGGCTCCCATTTCGCAATCGCCATGGCGCAGGCTGAATAGATGCCGAGAATGACGCGGTCATTCATCGGTCTATCGATCAGGCCCATCAGCTCGGAACCGAAGTCCCGACGCATCACGCGAGATCCAACCGACGTTGTCAGGATAACCTCAATCGACTGCCGAACATGGTCAAAGCCCGCCAGCAGTGAACCGTCCACATTCGAAAAGCCGAGCGACGACATGGCCTATTCCTTCACTGGGCGCACTGCCTTTTGTCGGTCAGACGGCTTTTCCAGCTGATGACCGTAGGGAGCCATAAATTGTTCGGCGACGGCATCCGGCATTTCCTGCTCTGCGGCTTTGGCTATGTAATAGGTTCCGCCGTAAAAGCCGCTTTCCTTCACGATGACTTTCATCGCCTGTTCTCCTTTGGTCAGTCGCACGACCATTTGGTCGCGCCAGAAATGAGACTTGCGCCGCAACCCGTCGTGTCGCCGGTTCGCGCCACGGGATCGCCTTCGCAAATGAATTTCGATGATCCCGATACAATCGGCGTGACACCGTGACCGGGAATGGGGCAGGAATGCAGATCGCCTTTTCTGGCGATGAGCTTTCCCTCGCAGCTCCACTTGTCAGCGGACGAAATTACGGTGCCGCCATGACTGGAGGTATCACCGAGACGAACGATCAGTGGCATCAGGCAAGGTTTCCGTTGGAGGCTGTAAAAGTGATATTCGCCGCATCAATCGTGACAGTGTCGTCGCTGATGAAAAAGCGAACACCGCCCTTGACGATCACCGCGTCCGGCCCGTCGTGCGGGCGCGGATTTGCATTCGAGTGCGTCGAGAAATCGATGACAGCGTCAGTCAGGTCACCGCTTTCCGACATGACATCGACCTGCTGTCCGACCGTTGGCGGGATATGGGTCGATATCCCGCCCGCTGCGATTTCCTTCCACGGGATCCAGCCGGTTCGGAACGGTTGCTCGCCGCCCTCGATTTTCACGCGGGCGACGCCCTTGCCATGGTCAATTTCATCGATAACGCCAGTTCGACGATGATTTGCCAGGCGGCGCTCGACCTCGAACAGTCGGCGGTGCAGCTCGACCAGAATATCAGGGAGATTGTCAGCCATCAGATTTTCTCGAAATCGACCCGCGTAATGTCAGGTTCGGTCGCTTCCGCTGCCAGCGGCGGCACATCGCAAAGCGCCCTCGCCTCATCCAGCGTGAAACCGAACCGTCGGCGCTGATCGATGGAATTCAGCTGGGTGACGGTCAGGCCCATCAGTTCTTGCAGTTTCTGCAAATACGGATGCTGGACCGCTTCCATCTGATCGAGCAGTTTCTGCCATACAGAGGTCGCTGCAATCGGCTCGCCGAAAACCGGATCCGGCAACAAATCACAGGTGATGCTTTGCTGATGCGCTGCCATACGGGTGCCAGTTTCGGCATCAGCTGTTCGCCTGCGCTCGACTTTCACGACATCGCGAACAAGTGTGCGCCAAATCTCGGCCCATGGATTCTCGGGATCCATCAATGCGGCGATTGATTGCCTATCGACAACATCGAGAAACAATTCGAAGGCTGAGTCAGTTGCGGGTATTCCCGGAATGATCGTGCTTTCACCTGTTTCCTGATTGGTTTCGACCATCGACGCTGCGACGCCGGTTTCAATCAAAAGTTCAGTAAGTCCGTTCTGCCAGAGCCGTCGCGCGCCGCTCAGATCTTCCGCCTTCGATCCGTCGGTATAGACCGATATAAAGGGCTTCTCCTGATCGGTGCGGAGGCTTCCGTCCGCGCCGACGTCAATCGAACCAATTTCACTGTCGAGAACATTGGAACCGACCGAGGTCGCACCGTTAAGCGCCCCAATTGTCGCGATACGCAGTGCAATTCGACCTATTGACATCAGATCTGCCCCAGTTTCACGACGATGAGATTGCTATATCGATCCGATACTGCGGCGACTTCAAACCAGGGTTTTCCCGCCCGATCATTCGCGCGGACCTTGTCGCCAACTTTCGGATCAGGACCGAAATACGATGAACGATCCAGAAACAGTTCCGCCTCGCCAAGCGATAGGCGAGATCGATAAGTCCCGGTAGGACCGGGAGCGCGCGAGTCGTCACCGCCGACATGCAGGAGAGCATTGATCTCGATCATCTGTCGGTCAGGATCGGCGACCTGCCCTTTCAGGAAGGACAGGCGAACCGACTCGCCGTAGCTACGCGTCATCTTTTGATCGACCATAGCTTCCAGTTTTCGCCAGTTCGCCATGTCGCTTACACCGAAAGACGCACCGCGCCGAAGTCGGAAGGGTTCGCCGCCGCTTCGGTGGCGTGACCGATGAAGGTATTACCGGTCGCTGTCGTCGAGACATTCTTGTCAGCGGCGACGTAATAGACCTTTGCACCCACAGACCATGCCTGCGCGGAGACCTTTGGCAACCCGAAGACACCCTTGGTTGAGATTTCGACTGGATCGCCGGAAGCTGCCGAGAACTGGGCAACGCCGAAGAGATCGCCGACAACAACCAGATCGCCAGACTTCACGTCAGCCGGAGCCGGAACGGTGATGCTATCACCGGGCTGGATATAGTTTTTCATGGGAGTTCTTCCTTATGAAGGATCAGAGCGGAAAGGATGGCGGATCCAATGACCCGCCCTATTTCGATCAAGCCCCGGCGTTCTTGTAGCCAAAGCGATAGTCGGTCGCGCCACAGCCGAAGTCGTGTTCAACTGACATGCTGAAACCCTGTCGCCCGAACGGTTCATCCATTCGCACGCGGGGGGCCTCGTAGCCTTCCAGATAACCCCAGCGATAGTTCGAGCCTGCGGAAGGTTCGCCGAACAGATGCCACTCGTTGCCCTGGATCTGGTTCGTTTCAATCAACTCGAACTTGCCGGAGAAGATATTGACGGTGGAAACCGTCGCAGGCGTGATCGAAGCAAGAAGCTTTTCGGCTTCGGTCAGCTTATCTGGTCCGACCAGCATGATACGAGCTGCATTCGACAGTAACGGATTGCCGTCCAGGCTCTTTTGCTTGCTCATGGCCCTCCGGCCATCACCGACACTGTCGACGGTAATTGCTGACGGCGTACCGGCAAGGTTCTTGTGATCCGCGTGGAAGACAGGCTTTCCGTCCGCGAGGTTCCCGTTAAAGGCACTCGCATAGAAAGTGACTTCTTCGAACAGTGCGACGGACCCACCATAGCTGGTCAGCAGTTCCGAGATCGCTCCCAGATCATCATTGATCAGCATCTGGCGACTGATGTTGAGTGCGATGGCGTAGCTAAACGCTTGCACCTGCTCTTTGCCTTCTCCGAACGAGCCATATTTGATCTCGCCGTTTTCCAGCACCTTTTTCAGGAGCGGGAAATCACCAACCTTAACGGTGGTATCGGGACGGAAGTCACGGAAGTTGCGCTGGCGCGAAAATCGTCGGAATGTCGGCTGGGCAAGAGCATAACGCTGTTCAAGTGTACGATTGACTGCGCCTTCGAAGATCGCCGGGAAATCCGATGTCGAATGCGAGGCGCGCGTAAACACATCGTCGATATCGCGGGCATTCATCATGCGACGACCGCGATAGTTGACGCTCTCGGCAGCGAGATCGACAAGGCCCATACCCATATACTGACGAGCAGCTGCAGAAGGCCCAGCCTGCGGCGTCGGTGCACCAAGACCGTATGCCAGCGCCTCGATCTGGGCTGAGCGACGAGTGACCGCCTCATCGTGGACCACATCCACACGTACACGGCTGTCGGTCGGGCTTTGGCGCTCATTCGAAACCATGTGATCGAGAAGCAGGCTACGGAACTGCTCGACCGGTGTGCCGGCGCGAACATGCTCGCGACCGAGATCCGGAAAGCCGGAACGGGTGGCCAGATCCTCAATAATGCTGGATCGCTCACGCTCCGCGCGCACGCCTTCATCGACAGCGGCTCGGACCGAAGGATCAACAGTCGGCGCGCTGCGCTGTTCGCTTTCCATCCGGGATATATCCGCACGGACCTGGTCGGCCTCAGCCAGAATACCCGCATGTTCCTGTTCGATTGCCCGAACCGCATCTTCATCGAGATCATCGGTAATGCGAGCGCGGGTAGCTTCCGCACGGTGGGTGATTTCTTTCAGCTTCGAACGCAGGCCCAGCAAGGCAACGTTGGCACCGATCAGATGCATTCCGTCAGGTTGTACGAAAGCACGATAATCGAGGGATGCTGCATGCGATGGATCTGCGGCGAACAACGCTATAGCCAGACCGACGCAGACAAATGCGGCGACGGTCGCGAAAATGTAAGCACCCTTTTTCATAGTGTGCGTTTCCTTCTATGTACCGGGCAAAACAAGCGCCGTCGCCCTGCAACCCCGGAGAATTGCAGGCGGCAAACTGGAAATGGATGATTGCTTGATTAGGCGAGGCGGCGGACGGCTTCCGCCATTCTCATTCGCGCTGAGGCCGCAAACGTCGAGACCGGTTTACGGTCAATCATGAGCGGGAACGTATCTGCGTGATTGCGAACCTGAGCGCCGGGATCTGCCGGAACCGTCACGAACGAAATTTCATTCGGCGTCCAACGCTCGACGAACACCTTTTCGACATCGCCCTTTTTCTGGGCTTCCTCGATTCGGATCTTGTCGATGGAATAGCCGACCGACACATTTTTGATGATGCCATCGGAGACCAAGCCGAACATGCGGTCGGCGCGCTCATCGATCCCGGCTTTTGGAAACCGGATCTTCGCTTTACCTTCACCGCCATCAACCCACGCCCGCTCGACAACTGCGACCTGCGAAAAGGTTGACCAGACAGAATGACTATCCAGAACCGGCGCACCGGCATTCATCCGCGACAGGTCGATTGCCTTGTCGCTGACAAGCAGGATCTCATCGAAGGGAACAACCGTATCCCAGCCGACATAACGGCGACGGCGAACAGTTGCGCCGGTAGTCCATACCAGATCAAGTGTGCGCGTTTCGGCATCGACACCGGATGGCAACAGCCGGACTTCCTGCATCTGCATCGGCAGACTGTCCGGCATTTTGCGCAGGTTAAGTTTCGTCATCGTTTTCGTCCTTCTCAGGAGGATCGTCGGTATCTACGGGCTGCTGGACCTGACCCGCCTGCGAGATGCGGCGTGGATCGCTGTCTAGAATGATGCCGCGCTTGTCGAGCTTGGCATTGTCCGACTGGATTTCGTCCAGAACGTCATCCGTGTTTTCACCGGTCTCTGCGATTGCAGATGAGAGTGAACGAAAACCGGCGCGAACTTCCTTGATCCTGGCATTCACATCTTTCAGCGGATCCGCCGAGTAGAAACGCGGCGGCGACCATTCCACCGCCACTGTCGGAGTGCTGATCTTCCCGGCGAGATAGGCAGCTTCACAGAACCAGTCCCACATCGGCTGCAATAGCATCGGTATGATGATCTGCCATTGCAGCATTGAGATCATGCGCCGGAAGCCTTCCAGACCGATCTTGCTCGACGAGTAATTGACCTTGTCGAGGCGACCCGTCATCAGTGCATAGGGAACGCGCCAACCAGCTGAGATCGTATGCAGCATCGAAACTTTATAAGGATCGTAGCTGTCGGTTACGGCAGGCTGAGAGAATTTCATATCTCGACCGCCCACTGCATTGTAGAACATGCCCGGCGTGAACTTTTCAACACGCTGGCCGTGCACGTTGTAAATGCCCGGTGTTGTCGCTTCGCCATCCTTGCCGGTCAGCGGCAACCCTATCGTGTCGTCAATGTCACCGCCGGTCATCACACCGACAATGCAGGACTCAAGGCGCTTTCTGACAAGCTCTGACTGCTCATACTCGGCAAGGTCAAATGTATCGTCCATTGCTGGCGTCCCCCATGGAACGCCCCTGACTTGCGTGCGCTGTTTTTCGAAGACATGCGCAATATCAGCTGCCGGAACAGGCTTCGAAACGATGGTCGATTGCGGGTCAATAAAGCTGTTTCCGGGGTGAGATCCAAACATCCAGTAGGCGCGCTTGCGGCCTATTGCATCAAACTCGATCCCCTGAATTGCCTTGCCGCCGCCCGACAACACCCCTTCCTTGGTACTATCGAGCAGATCCGATTCAATCACCTGCAGCTGGAGCGGAACCGGCAACCCGTCTTCCAGCCTGCGGCGGCGACGGCGTACAATACCGTCACCACTTTCAAACATCTCTCGAACCGTCAGGGCAACTATGCCGTTGAAGTCGAGATCGCCATCAGCATCGCAAACTTTGCTCCATTCCTGGAACAGTTTGATTGCTTCCTTGTTTTTCGAGCGCGGAATAATGCCATCGCCGATGGCATGGCTGACCAGCTCGGAAACAGCTTTCGCCGCATAGGGATTGTTGCGGACCAGATCCCGCATACGGTCGCGTAGCTTGCGACCGGCGCGAGCGATCTCGGCATCTGCCGATGTCGATTTTGCGCGACGGCCTGATTTCAGTCGATTGGTTTCCGCACCGGAATAGCTGCGCTGGACAATTTCCATTGCAGCGCGGTGACGGACACGACGCAGCCCCGCCTCCGGCGACACGTAGCCGATGGCCTTATCAAGAATGTTCCCAATGCCCATTAGTCTAACGCCGCCAAAATAGTGCGAGGGCCGCGTGATTTACGGGCCCGAAGATCCGCAAGCGCTTCCCGCATATATTTCAAGGAATGATATTCAACTTCACGGCGGGTGCCGCCTGAGTGGAATATGACTTTCTTCGCGCCGGTCAGAATAGCTTCCTCTAGCGCTGCGATCTGATCGTCTATTGACGCCATGACTATAACCACTCCGAAGGTGCGATCTGTGGAAGGGATGAAACAGGTTTGATTTCCGGTGGCGTCGACAACTCGCCCTCACGGTGCGCCCAGTTCGCATTCACCATTTGGCGAGCGGCGAAGGCATAAACCGTGCAGTCGAGAGCTTCGTGTCGTCGCCCCGGCACCGGCACGAATTGCCGAACCGTTTGTCCGCGCGAGTATTTGACTACCAGTTGCTCACCTACGAGCTGTTCAAACCAGACAACAGGCAGAGCTTTCGAAAAGCGCATGGAACCTGCGCGCGCGAGCCGACCGAAAATGTGGCTCTTGATGCCGTCGACACCGACGATGAACAGCTTTCCACCCTTGACGGTGGACTTTGATTTCTCAATCCATGGCCGGTTGCCGCCTACGCCCTTGATCGCAAACACGCGCCTACGGAACCGTGGGAATGCATAACGATAGACAGTTTCCATCGTTTCGCCGTCCGAGCTGTCGATGCAGGTGGCATCGACCTTGATCTTGCCGCCGAGCGGGTGATCCCATTGCGTGCCGAGCGCGACATCCAATTCCGACCAGGTCGTGTGATCGTCGTATCGGCCCCAGATCACTTCATGTCCGAGGGCGTAAGGAATTCCCTCTTTGTCCCAACCTATGAAGGTGATTTCCAATCGATCATCCTGCACGTCTACGCCTGCGGTGATGATGAGAACTTGAACCGGGATTCCGGTTGTGGCCGTCGCATCGTCATCGTCTGGAGTTTCCGCAACCAGGCTGAAATCTTCGGCGCGGCTTGCAAGCTCGATATCATCCAGCTCGTCGGTGTTTTCCTTCCACCCTTGCGCGAGGATCGTGTTGATGAACGTTTGAAGCTTCGACGGATCATTCTTCGCGCCGACAAATTCTTTCGCCAATCGCCCCCAAGACGCATTCGGTAGTAGGGAAATCAGGGCGTTCATCCGAAACCCTGCATGGTCCTTTACTTCCGGTTTCAGTGCGCGCCAGCGACCATTCGCAACCATGCCGGGTTTATGGCGCTCATCGATAACCGAGCCGCATTCCCGGCAAACATAATAGGCTTTCTCCGGCTCACCTTCCGGCCATTGAATGTCGGACCATTGGATCTCGTGGAAGTGCCCGCACTCAGGACAAGGCACCTCATAAATGCGCTTGTCCGACTGTTCATAGGATTGCAGCACATGGCTGGTTTCCTCATAAACCGGCGTCGATCCCATTACGATCTTGCGATCCGCAAACGACAGGGTGCGGCGCTCGGCGAGCAGGATCGGCGACCCTTCCTTCGTCGCCGACATGCCGTCTGCCTCATCGATAAACAGGATGCGAACATTATGGCGGCGCAGGTTGCGCGGTGCCTTCGCAGCAATGACTTTGAGAAACCCACCCGGAAAGCGCCGGGAAAGCAGAGTGTTTCTGCCGCCTTCATCGACATCGCCGGTCAACAATCCGTGGAGCGCTGGCGAGGCATCAAAGATCGGCTCGACATCAGAAACCATATAGTCGCGGCAGTCGGCCTCAGTCGGCAGTAGCGAAAGGATCGGCGACGGATCGTTCGAACAGAAACTGGCCATCGCGCTTGTCAGAAGCGTCGTGAAGCCGACGCGCACCGGCTTTACCAGTGTGACACGCTCAAGCGCGCTGTCGCCGATAGCGTCTGCAATCTCGCGCTGCGGTGGCCAGAGCCTCACCCGACCCGTCAGGGACGATACGCCCTCAGGCAGATAAACTGTCTGCTCAATCCATTCCGAGAGCTTCAGTTTCGGTGGCGGCGTCAGGGCTTCCCAAACTGCCCGCCGCGTGATCGCCAGAGCCGTCGTCATCGTCCTTTTCACAAAGCTCTGTAAGTGCTGTGCGAATTTCCTCGTCGATCAGGTCGACATCGAAAGTGGTTAGGTGGGGCAGCATCTGGCGGCATCTGGATGGAACCGCCATCATCACGTTTCGGACCCGTCGGGCTATCGAAACCCATTCGTTGCGAACCTCGGCAATCGGGACCAGTTCCTTCCGCATTGCCGCATTGCGCATTGCTGCCTGGTCGGCTTGCTCGCGTGCCAGTCGGGCACGTTCTGTTGAGAGCGCGTCGACATTGTCACCGCCTCGACCTGCCGCGATCCCGCGCAGATGCTCGCAGTAGAGCTGAACAGATTTGCGCAGGTCGAAGCGATTCCGACCTGTCTTCACGATGATTCCACGCTCGACGTAATCTGATATTGCCCGTTTTGAAACACCGAGGATCTCGGCGAGATCCGCAGCTGTTGTCTCGGCTTCGTTTTCAGGCTGTTCGTCATCCTTCACCGGATCTTGCTCTGGCAAAAGTGGCTGTGTGGCCTGATCGACGTGCTTCTTGTGCGATTTGGCAGCAAAGCTGGGGCTGACATTGAATTTTTCCGCTGCCTGCCGGACGGTATGGCCTTCCTCAATGAAGGCTATGACCTGCTGGCGCAGCTCGTCTGAATACCCTTTGGCCATGTGATTCCGATTCCATTCAAAGGGCGGTGGAATCCCCCTGTAACAATTCGCAGAGACCAAAATCCCGCAGTCGCGCTCACCCGCTCCGGTGATAGGCCCGGAAAAGGACCCAATGGAGGGGGATGGGGTCAAGGTCGGTCGGTCGGGTGCGCCCGACCCTCGACCCGCTCACCGGTCGAAGCGTTCACTCGCCCGATCTCCTAAGGCACCAGCTTCTTGAGCGCAGCGTCGACACGCTGTTGCAGCAAAGGTGCCGCTGTTCTCTCAAATGCGGATCTCGTCGCGCCCTTGGTCATTTCCACCGGGATGAAAACACCTGACCGGGTATAGGTGATCTTGGTTCCAGACTTGTTCAGCCTATGGAAAGCATGGCCGTAAAACTTTGGAACGTTGACGCGACCGGGGAAGCGTCCGCCTTTCAGAAACGATCCCACGAACAACTTCCGCTGCCCGAATGGCTTTGCGGAAACCCCTGCACGCAACTCGCGAGGCGAAAGATACTTCAATCTGATGTCGCCGCCTCGCGTCACCATTTCGTAGGAAAGCTTGCCCGGTCGTGCAACGCCCGGATCCCCGACTGCCTTGACGATTGTCTTGCGTGCCAGTCCCGTTTGCTTGGTCAGGTTTCGAATAACCTGTGTCTTTGCCCGGTTGCCGACCTGATTGACGATGCGAGGGAGAACTTTCGGAAAGCGCGAATTGAGAACCGCGATCCTCGACCCGAACAGCGAGAGGTGTTTGTCAGCCCACTTGGCCGTAATCGTTGCCATGGCAGCAAACCTCGATCACTTGCAGGCGCTGCTGCTGAAATAGTCATCCATCGTGCAGAAATGCTTTGCGCATCCACTCAGCGCAAAGGCGACCAGCAGCAGTGCGATCAGGACAAACAGTCGATTGTCGATAGTTCTGATCATTGGCGCGGCCTTTCAACAAAACCGTTTATCCTTAGTACAAACGAAAAGAGCGCCAACAGGCGCTCATCGTTCGGTGAAGTCTGGACATAGCTTACGCACTGGCCCTGAATCGATGTCTGCCGTTCTGGCAGTCAGGGCGGGGTCCGAGCGCGACCACCTCAGGAACTAGTCCCCACGTTTTACCGTGTATCGAGGTTCACTATTCATACCGGATCATCCCGTGAGCAGATTACGCTCACAAAGGTTCGAGAATTGCAATAGGCACAGTCATAGCCACTGGCCTGCCCATAATCGAAACCTCAATCACAACCAGACCATTGCCCTTTGTTCCACCCGAAACCAGTTCTGCACGGCAACCAGCAAAAGGACCGTCGGCAACACGTGCCCATTTCACCCCGATAAACTTCCGGTGAAAATGCTCGTAATCATATTTACCATCTTCGGCTTTCGCTTTGAAAAGATATACCTTTTCGGCACTGACCAGAAATGGCGCTTCATATCCACCAAGGATCGAAACGACGTGATCGAAACTCAACAGACCGGCAAGGCATTCGTTTAAAACTGCACAGCGTACCAGCACGTAACCATTCATGACGGGCTGCTGTTTTGCCGGAAGGACTCGATGCTGTCGACGAACCACAGGCCCCATTTTCATGGGGACAAGTACTTCGATATTATCTTTTTCGAGCGCTTCCCGCACCGAAAGTTCGCGTCCTGACACCACCTGTAGCACCAGCCAAGGAGAATCATCGCCAACGCGATTCGCAGCCGCCGCCCTCATTCGAGCGACCCTGCGACGCTCAGCCAGCACCTTGTCGATAGCGCAAGCCTGCTCGAATGTCGGCTGTCTGGTGATAGCATCTGCAATCTGCTTTGCGTCAATTGCCATCATTTTCACCCAATCCCCTCAGTGCGATTTCGAAACCGTTCAAACCCTCCGGCCCACCAGCCGGGAAATATGCCCACTCGGCGTTGCCGGGATCCGGGAACCATGGCCAACCCTGCTGGCTGTGGAAATCGGCCCACGCCTTCCATTCGTCGCCGCCAACGCGAACCTGCACCAGCAAATCCTTAATCGCCTGCAGGCGGGCTGGAACAAGCGCACCTCGCCCACCGGCTGCACGCTCGAAAAGCTCATTCACTGCTGGAAAGCCTTGCTTGGCTTGCTTGTCGTGCAGCAGATATTCCTCGGAATAGCGCCCGCTCTCCACCAAGCCACGTTCGATCTGAGTAAGGCCGACAACACGGGTGGGGCCGTTCAGCAAAAGCTCATAGACCCTTGCACCCCACATCTTGCCCAAAGGCGCTGCCTGCGCGGATCCGGTCTGCTCGACCGCTGCCTTGGCTGGAAGCTTTTCCCAGCGTCTTTCGCGAAGATACACCGCATAGGAGCAAACCAGCTTCCGGCCCGTCGCCTTCGCAGCTTCGACGTAGCGCGCAGCCTCGTCGACTGCCGCTTGACGCTCTTCTGGCGTCAGAGACAACCAGGCGCGGAAAGCCTCAGGCTCGCTATCGGATATCGCTGTCGGCCACCCATGGAAACCACGCTTGAACGAACGCTCGACCGATTTCCGGTTTTCCCCTCCATCGTCCTCGCTCTCGCGCTCTCTCTCAGATCTACAATCAGTTTTTTCTAGTTTATCAGTTATTACTAGGGGGGGATTTACCGTCGCCGGTTTTTCCGTTGACGGATTTACCGTCGACGGATTTTCAGTCTGCGGTAAAGATGCAACACTTTCAACCGTTTCGGTTGGAAACGGCTCGTCATAAATGACCAATGACAGAGCGCTGAAACGGCCACCGTCGCGCGCCTGCTCTTTCTGGGCATAACCAAGTTCGACAAGCTCAGCAATCATGCGGCGGGCCTTGTCGCGCCCGCAATTGCCCTTGTTGATGATGTCGCGCAACACCACCGTCCAGTTGTCCGGCTTCGACAACAGGTAACCAAGAAGCCAGCGCGCCTCCATGGATAGGCGCGTCTCTTCAAAGACATGGTTGGGGATCGCCGCATAGCGAGCGTTGCGCACGCCGCGCCGAATGGTAGGTTCTTCAGCCATTATTCTGCGGCCTCCAGATATTGAGCGGCGGGAAGCCCGCCCCATTGATCAGCCATTGCAGCTGCTATTCCGGTGAAAAATCGGCTGCGCTCGCGCCAACGGTCAGGGCCTGGTGGCATGCGGTGCACACGCGCCTCCCTGCCCTCGACAATGTTGGTCCCCCTCAGCGGCGGAAGGTTGCGTAGCCAGAAGCAGGTGCGCTTGACCTCACCATGGCCAAATTGCCAAGGCTGGACGCTTTGGGCAGGCGGCGCATAGTTTGTGATGCGCGATTTTGCATGCTTGTGCATGACAGGATTTTCGACGCAAACGCGGTGAATGGGAGCGTTCCAGAACGTTGAAAACAGTTCCGCCGCTTCATCCAGCTCGCGCCAGATCTGTTCGACCGTTTTGCCGCGCGGGGGCACCGACAGCCAGCGAACGCCGGAGTTGCAAAGCCGCGTGCAAGGCGGATGCGCAACGATCAATAGATCCCAGCCATCGTGCAGCAGATCCCGCGCATCGCCGACAATATGACGGTTTGTCCTGTCCTCAGCAGGGAGAAGATCGCACGACCATGCATCGTGTCCCGCGTCGAGGAATGCATTTCGCACCGTGCCGGAAAACTCACAAGCCACGAGAACGCGCAACGGTTTTATCGTGTCCGATTTTGTCGTCATTGCCCCCCCCTCAGCCACGCCTCAAAATCGGCGCGCAAATTGCTCCACCGATCCGCTGCGGCGGCATCGCTATTCAGTTCTTTTCTTGATTTGATCCGCAGGACGGCGCGCAGTGCATCTGCGGCAGTATCAGCCGTCAGCGGCCCCTCAGCGCCGTGCCGTTCTTCCAGATAGATCCGGAAGGAAGCCTGATCGCATTTCATGGCAGCTTCTGCCGCGAAGTCCTTCGAAACACGCTGCTTTTGCTGAACCGGCGCGGCCTTGCGTGATGCCGCAATTGCGCGGTCGACAAGTCCCAGCAAAAACCCGACCATATCCGGCGCGTTGACCAGAAAATCGATTTCATCCGGCGTTGCTACGGGATGAAAATTCGCGATTTCGATCAATTCGCCATTACGAGTTTTAGCTTCGACAAACGTCGTGTTGTCGACACAGCAAAGCTGCCAGCGCGCGCCGTCGAGCGCCCGATATCTATCTTTGATCTTCCGCAGATGATCGGCATCAGAGGTCATATCACCTCCAGCCATTCGACAATGTCGATGCCGCAGTTGAGCGCCAGCTGTCGTTCGGCATTCGCCCCCTTGGACGCCCGCCAGCCCGGCAGCAAAACTATCGTGTCGGCTTCAAGACAAATGAAGTTGCAATATGACGCGAACGCTTGTCGTATCGGGAAAAGTTCCGGTGGCCCCTTGTGCGGATACTCGGCGGGGTTATAGACGCGATGCCCCGCCAAGCGGAGAGCGGCGGCGGCTCTGCGAAAGGCCGGATAATTGAAATCCGGCAATCCGGTCATTGGCCCGGAAAGATAGATAATGCGCGGGCTTCCCAATGTGGCGATAAAGCAGTTGGAGCACATTACGCGGCCTCCACGTCGGCGGCAGGCGCTTCATATCCCCATACATCCCAGCCGGGACGCTTACGGCGCGCATTCAGTTCCAGCTTTGGGAGATCCGGATAAAATTTCTCGATCTGCTCGGCGAAATATTCGGGCTTGGCGGAATGCTCGCCCTTCTTTTCGACATAGACCGTCGGCGGCAGCATTTCCGGCAACGGACACGCGACCTCGCCGCGCCGTCCGATCAGCAGCAGTTCATGTCGGTCCCTGCCCCAATAGCCGGTGCCGATATCGACCTTGTCCCAAACCCAGTGATGAACGTAGGTAAAACCGCAAGCCTTCATGACCCGCAGCGAATCCGGCAACATCGGATTTGTGGCCCAAAGGAAAAGTACAGCAGGATGACTTCCGCCGATCAGCTCCACCATCTGGGCGACAATTTCGTCGGTGGTCATCGTCGGATAGTGATTCTCGGCACTCTTTTCGCGCCCCGTCACTTCCGAATGAACCTGAAATTTCCAAGCAGGATCTGCATAATAGACCGGATAGAGCCGATCCAACTTTGCCGGTGCTGTCGCCTTGCCGCGCTCGGCAGTCAGCGCCATTTCGGTAAGCCTGACAGCATGACGCACCTTTTGTTGCTGGGCGCGAATGCTCTTGTTCTCGACTTTGATGCGCTTTTCTTCCGCCAGCGCACCCTCGACCCACGCAATTTGCGCAACGTCCGACGGCAAGGCCTTGAGGCGATCCAGCGTCACACCATTATCGAGCCGGGTGCCCCGCAGCTTGTCGAGCGCCGCCTTGCAGATCTTTTCCCCACGCTCGGCATCGCGCCGGATGCTTCGCTCTGGTTTTCCCGTCAGTTCTGCTGTGGCGGCTACAAAGCTCTTGCGTTCCGACCGGTCGACCAAGTGGCCAACTTGGCCGCTTGATTTGCGGTCTCCGCCATGGCCGGTTTCCGGGTATTTCAGGAGGTAAAGTTCCTTGCGCCGGAAAACAAACATGGCGCGATCAGCTGGCGTCAGTTCGGCACGGGCGAGATTCTCGTCGATCTCCCAAAGCTCGGCATCGAGCGCACTTTCCTTTCGCACAAATGCCGGGATTTCCTCCCAGCCTATGGCAAGCGCAGCAGCCAACCGGTGGGCACCCGCCGACAAAATGTAAGGCGATGCGCCCTTGCGTTTGCTGTCGTTTGCCCGGACCGTGATCGGCGTCCGCAAGCCCAGCTCAGCGAAGGACGGCTTCAACGCCTCGACTTTCGCCGGGTCCACATCGCGCAGGCGCTTGCCCGTATCGATATCGGCTATCCGGATCATTTCAGGTAATAGCGCGTCCATTTCACCGCCCCGCAAGAAACAGAAAAAAGATGAGAAAAGCCGCGACTGGTGACTCAGCAACCAACGCGGCACAAACGATCAGCGCGACCTCGCGCGGCTGTAAACGGGAGATCATGGGCCGATCCGTCGAAGCGGCTCCCTGCCGTGCAGCTTGCGAAAATCGTCGCGCAGCTCGGCCATCTTTTCCCAGCCCATGACCTGCCAGCGTCCATCCACCCGCTTGACGGCAAAGCGATTGCCCTTGCGCCGAACCTCAACGCCAAACCCAAGCAGTTCATATTGCGTGGCATCAAAACCGGATCTGACACCGCATTCGAAGCGACGCGGCCCACCGTGCGATGCAATCCATTGTTCAACGAGCGCGGAAACAGCAGTCATTTTCCTGCCTCCAGACGACGCAACACGTCATCCAGGGCCCGGATCGCCTCGCGCACTTCCTTGGTGATTTCCCGCTTTTCACCGGCGTCGATGCGTCCATCTTCCAGCGCCGTAACGATGGATTTCGAAACGTCCATCGTCTCGGACATGACGCGGTGCGCATCCATTTCCGTGAGGGGCGCATTGTCGGATTCTGCCATTGCCCCCGATGTTGCCGGAACAAGCTCATATCCGAGCAATCCGGCTGCGGCCTTGATGATCGTCGGCGTTTGCGCGCGCCTGTCGACCTCGACCGCAACATCGATCGGCATGAAGCTGTCGGCATGTTCCTCGCCAAACGATGCGTACTTGGAAAGCGTTGATACGCCGACACGGGTAAAGGGCACGATGCAGGAAATGCCGCCCGACAGCATGTATGCGCCATCGGTAGCAGACTTGAGGGAACGCTGTTCTTGCTCGGAAATTGTGCGCACGGAAACACCCCTGAAAATTTCAAGGAAAAAAGTTTGTCAAAGGATTCGATGAAGTTGGTCAGAACCGCCCGTAAGTTCGGGCTTCAATGGCTACGGAGGCAGCAATGCAGGTATCGAAACAGAGCGGCAAGCGCGCCAGCGACGGAAGAACCGGCGCGCTTGCCATCCACCATGACGCATGGCCTCATGCGAGTGTGAGAACACAGGAGAATCAGGGCCATGGGGGAATGGGAACTGCCGACGCTTGCGGAGACGTTCGAGTTTCTTTGGCGAAGCCAGCTTTCGAACATTATCGCGACAATCAGCCTGGTCGTGGCGATCATCAACTATCGACTTTATCGCCGTCAGCAAAAGCGCACGGACTCTGACATGATGCCAGAGATTAACGTATCTATCTCCCCTGACAACTACCCGAACGGTGCGAGAAAACTCACCGTTAAGGTCAGGAACAACGACAGCTTTGGTATCGACGGCATACGGATAAAACTTAAATCGCCGCGCGGCGCGAAGCTTGTTCGCTACAACGACTATGTGTCCATCGTCGACTATTCTGGTGAGGAGAAGGTGGCCGACATTGACCCCGATAGCTGCAGCAACACCGTTCCGCTGGACATCAAGTGCGAGAGTGCAGGCACTCAATCGAGCACAACAGGACCCATACGCTGGAAAGGAACGGGAGATACGGATCACGAGGATTTCCTCCTCTTGCTTCCGCCCGTGTCCCGTTGGCGGTCTGGCCAAAACTCCGGATCCAGATCGCCGCGAGACTCCTTGATGCACCACTCTTCATGGAGGCGCGCAAAATGCTTGATCTCATGCAAATCGCGGCGCAACGAAAATATCTCCTGGAGGATCATCGCGGTGACGGATATTCCAGCTGCAAAATAGAACAGCGTTACAACCCAGATTACTCTATGGGCATCGAGAAGGTCAGCCATGATGCACCTCAGAAACAGGAGCCGGGGCGCGTCCGGCGTCGTCCTTACGGCGCGCCCCGGCTTTTACGCCCGATGGGAGGATATCAGGCGATTGGAAACTGGTTGCAGGAGCGGGATTCGAACCCGCGACCTGTTGGGCATGAACTAACTGAGCTACCGCTGCTCTATCCTGCGACAAAGAAGCTGGAGCGTCCGAGGGCGGCAGGGACGCTCCAGCATCACCCGCAGAGGAACTGGCGGGTGAATTCTTTTCTAGGCATCTGCTTGCAATGCTTGAAATACGGTCAGCGCAAAAAAAGTCTTCGCGAACCAGATCGACACCTTTGGTGTGGCAGTATTCTAGAAGCTTCTGCTGATCACGAAGGGGGATAATACCGTCGCAACCCTCACGCTTTGAAGACGGATACGCCCAACGATAGATACGCGACGGATGTTTACCAACGATAGCTGCTACCGCCTTCGCTCCACCCAGGTAATCAATAATCGTTTTTGCAGGTTCCATATCCATAGCATGGATATTTGCGATCTTCGCAATTTTAAGTCAAGAGGGATTTTGCGATCTTCGCGATAGAAATAATCGCGACTATCGCAAATATTAAAGCATGGATATTCAGAAGCGCATCAAAGAATGGATCATCGGCGAGCTCAAGGCGCGCGGCCACGGATCTAAAAGCAAACTGGCGGCACATCTAGGCGTCAGACCTGATGCCATTACGAGAATGCTTAACTTAGCGCCGAATAAAGAAGTGCGAATTATTCACGCAGAAGAGCTTGTAAAGATAAGCGAATTTTTTGGTTCACCACCTCCTGGCATTGCCGATACAATGTCGTTCAACGACGACGAATTTCTTCAGGCTTACAATGCGGCTGATGACGAGACAAAGGCGGACTTGAAACGCTATTTAAAATTCCTGACTGAATCAAAACGAACATAAGAGCGCGCTTTTCCTCATCAGTGAGCAGCCTCCAGCATTCCAGCCCGTCATCACTCATTTATACCCACCTCACACCCTTTTCCCGGTGAATGATGCTGGAACAAGAAGAACAAAACAAGAATTAATTTACTATCCACACATACACACAGCGAATCGCATAAGCGCAAGTTGCGATGATCGCGATATTCTCATATTTGATTGTTTGCGATGATCGCAATTTTTAGTTTGACATTTTTTTGCGATTATCGCAATTATTGACTCACCCCCCAACGGAAAGCTGACCGCGCCGGATCGGGTTTGAGTAGAAGGCGCGGTCGGCTCTCCGGATTGAAGCGGAGAGACCAAATGTCAGCAAGGCAATCTGTAGCGGATAAGAAAAGTAGCGATCCCAGCCAAGGCAAGTTCTATAGCCGGCTGCGCAGGATCGCCCAGTTCTTTGGCGTGAGAAAACAGCCAACCTTTGCAGAGATCACGAACCGCGTTCTTTTGCAGATGGAGGGATCTTCACTGCGAGAGGAACTCCTACCGCAGGGATATGTCATCGTTCCAAATCAGCACGGCGACGGTATCGATGACAGAACTCGTCGTTACGGCCAACGGGTGAAATGGCGCGGTACAACCGCTTCGCGAAACGAAGGACTGGTTTCAGTTTCCTTCGTGAACGCGACAGGCGCAATCACGCGGCTGTCACTGGATTTTGAAAGCGCGGCCAAGCTACGCGATTCAGTCAACGTCCACCTGCCCGCCCCTGTCAAGGCGCCAGCGGTCGAGGTGCCGTCATGAGATGGCACCTCGATAGTAAATTGCCAAGCCGAACGCTGCTGCGCCCGTCACTTGGGGTTTTCCATTTCAAACTTGAAACCCCTCATGGGAAACCAGTTGGCGAACACCCTTGTCCAGAAACCGATCGAATAGCGATATTCAGATGCTTCAGTTTCGGAGTATGTTGCATTAACGGCGGCGTTGAAGGCCATTGCTTGCACGCCACGATAAGAAGGTGGCGAGTCGGAAGTCGCTCTCTCCTTTTTCGCCCGAAGCGACCGCAGTTCATCGGCAGAACCATCGCATTCTTCGACATCAGCGAGAAGGTTGTGATACCGGCTGCGAAGCGCGCGATGGTCTCGCGCGCCGCCCGCGGGGTCGACGACCAGGAGAACCACGCCAGCCAGCGCCGATGCCACTACCAGCCATGCCGGGTTTATCGGAAGCATGTTGGTCATGAGAGCAATGGCGCTCGTTCCGAGAAACACCTGCAATCCGGTGAGGAAGCGGTTAAGGCGAGCAAGGGCCTGCTCTCGCATAGCGTGGTAGGCGATCAGCTCGCGCAGCCCAAATCTGAGATTGTGGCGCTCTACTTCGTCCGTCGGGGCGGTGGTGGCGGCGGTGCGAAGTTTGTATCGCCTCTTTGCCCACCTTTGCCCGGCAGCGGCGACGGCGTGGGTCGTGGCGGTGGCGGAGGCGGCGTCGGCTTCCCGTCCTTCGATGCGTACCATTGCGATGGCTCCATCCCATACATCTGGTCGTGTTCCTTTCCACGATTAGGTGTAGGTGCCGAATCGCGCTCCCCGCGACTCGGCACCACCAATTTACCAAGCAAATTCATTCCCACAGCGGGAAAGTGCAAGCCTTTCACAAGGATTAGTTGCGCGCGCCCGTTATCATCGAGCGGAGTGTAGAATGGCAGAGCATTTCAATATCAGCCCACACATGACGGCAGCGGATTTCGATTGCCCGATCCGCAACACTTATCTCGGACAGGCGCATATCGCCGGAACGGGACCGGAAGGCACGACCTGCCGCCAGTGCAAGCACTGGGGAAAGACAAAGTTCATCAAAGATGAACACGGCAACTATGTCGAAAAGTTTGCCCCCCCCAAGCGGAATGGCAAAAAGAACAAGCTGTATCCGGGCGAGCCGAAAGACGCCTACTGCCTCAAGCCCATCCTCAACAAAGCAAAGCGAGCCATCCCGCATCGCGCGTTGTCGTGCCGATTTTTCGAGCCGAGCGAGAACCCGATGCCCATTCTCACCGGTAAGGATGCGTAACCATGCAGGATAATCACGAGTTTAAAACCGAGACAGGCGGCTTTCACTTGCCGACGGCATACCAGACCGAAGACAGCGACCTGAATTACATGATCGTTCTGTCCACTCTGATTGCGTGCGTCGCTTGCGCAGCCATTCTGGCATCGCGAATTTTCGGCTGATCGACCGAATTTTATGGCCCGTTGGTCAGATCAGGGAGAACGGCAGGCAATAGCGGATGAAACCCGCGATGCCGTTCTCGATACGATCTTCAACCAGTGGCGCGAGATCCGCACATCCGGCGTGTCCGCCGAGGACGCCTTGGACGGCCTAACCGAAGGCCTACTGGCAGCGGTCGCAACGCTCATCACCACAGTAACCGTGTCGGATAGGCGCGAGGCAATGCCGCGATTAGCGGCAAACCGATTGATTCATCAATTCAAAATCACCGGCGAGAGGGGCTTGGATCCGCATGACTAAGATTGTTGCATACAAAGGCTTTGACGCCGAGCTGCGCTGCCGAGGATACCAGTTTGAGCTGAGTAAGAGCTTCCAACACCAAGGCAGCGTCGTCGCTTGCGAAAGCGGTTTCCATGCCTGCGAATACCCTCTTGATGTCTTCGGCTATTATCCTCCAGCGAGCAGCCGCTATGGAGAGGTCGAGCTTTCCGGCGATACTAGCGAGGAAGGTAAAGACACCAAAATCGCAGCCGCCGAAATCACCATCAAAGCCGAGTTGAAGATTCCGGAACTGATTGCCGCAGCCGTGCGCTACATCGTCGACCGCGCCAAACGTATTGATGGCCATCACGCAACCGGCGAAAGGGAACTGATAGAAGTTCACGGCGCCCGAGCGATTGCGACTGTATCAGGACATTGGAGCGCTGCCACCGCAACGGGATACCAGAGCGCTGCCACCGCAACAGGATACCGGAGCGCTGCCACCGCATCGGGTTATCAGGGCAAGGTACGTGGCAAGGAAGGCTGTGCGTTGTTCCTCGTCGAACGTAACGACCAGATGGAGATCGTCGCGGTTTGGGCAGGCGTCGCCGGTCAGAACAACATTAAGTCGGATACGTTTTACATCCTCCAGAACGGCCAGCCAGTAGAGACCGAGTAATGGGCCGCTCTCGCAAAAAACCTCCAATGACTGCCGAGCGTGTGGAAAACGCGCTCGACATCCTCGCGCGCATCATGGCCGGGGCACCGAAGGGCGAAGCCGTCCTTATGGTTCCGCTATGGAAGCGCTTGGAATCCGAACTGGAGAAATTGCGAGACGCTGAGGACGTAGTTGCTAAGGCAATCAACCGGCTACAAAGCCGAACGCAAGTTTCACCTTAATAGGACAGCAGTGATGACTGAGAAAAATTGGAAATGGTACTCAGGCGACAACAACGAAAGCTTTTTGTTCGGGCCATTCGACTCTCGTGAGGAAGCGATTGCCGAGGCAAGAGCGCAAAATGGTGATAATATAGGCGTTTATGTAACGGAGGCTTATAAAGAGCCCCTCAAGCTATCGGCATACATGTCAGCCGATACCATCGAAACGATTCTTGAGAATGCCGAGTCAACTGTCGCTGAATTTGGAGACGAATACGGCGAGTACACGACATTCGACGTGTCCGATGAACAGGCAGGCGATTTGAGGGCGATACTTCGCGAAGCCATTGATGCATGGCAGGAAAAGCATGGGCTGAAATTCACCACATGGTGTTTCACGGACAGCCGGAACGAAGAATATATCAAAGCAAATCCTTGACCATCAAGGCCGCCATGAAACCGCACAGGCAACTATATTCTTCGCTATAAATTTGATTCTTGTAAAAACATCAGGAAGACTAGTATTAGTCTTCCCATTGTTCGTCGAGATTAAGTCCTTGCAAATTATCATTGTCGTAGAACGCCTGCAGATGCAGGTGGATATTCACACGGGATGCAACGTTCTTTTGGGGTGAATTTATCCCCACTGCTGGATTAATCGCAGTTTGGCGTATCATATACTCGCCCCATATCCCAGACCCATCTATTTCAGACCAACGGGCACTACCCATAATCTCGTTAGCAGCGTCGTCAAATCCCCAATCTTCTTCCTTGTTTCTGGCAGACAACCACCCGTCGCGCAAAGGAAGATCGATACGTGGTTTAGGCCTACTAGCAATACCTCTTTCACGAGGGCGGGTACTTCCCCAATCGCCATACACAATGGTCTGCCTGTTAGTAAGCTGGCGCAATTCAGTTATTGCTGCACGATTATCGAAAGTGGATAATTCTGAGCCTTCTATCTCAGCAAACCCCTTCGGGATCGTCGTGTAAGAAACGACAATTGGCACATTTGCATCCAACATGCCGAGCCTGTCACGAATGATATTCGCCAAAGCGGCCCGCGTCACGAGCGAATCTTCGATCCACCCCGCATCCAACATGATAGCAAAATCCGCTGACCCCACCTCATTGACGCCTGTTATTACATCGTCGAGATTGGGCGGCATTCGATTAAGTTCTATTCGGAGCGCAAACGTTCGTTCCATTTCCTGAAAAGAGACCACCTGCTCGATGGTTTGCTCACGTGTCAGGCCACCGATCTGAAGGCACGGACTACAATTCGGGATACTTTCAATGAACCCGATCCAGTTGGAATAATTATTTGAAGGATCCTGAAGATCAAGCCATTGTTGTTGAGCAGGCGACTCCTCATTCGTGATGGTGTAGTCACGATCTACATCCAGAAAGAACGGTCGCGTACCGATTGCTTTCTGGATGCGATCTACCGATCTCATTAGCTCCAGCGCATTCGGCCATGGCGCGAGAAGAAAAACAGGCTGGATGTGGTCTTTCGTAGCACCCGGTAGGCGTTCCAAACCATTCATCTCACTTGAGCGCAAAGCCAAGGTCGGAACATAATTCAGATCAGCAACATCGATAGACATTCATCCCCCACTTATGACCGGCTGAACTCAGGCCGCCATACGAATTTCCATAGCAGCTTTCGATACTCCGAATTGCTCAGCGAGCACCTCAACCAAGCCCTCGCTCAAATGCTCACCATGCTCCTTATAGATTTCTTCCAGTATCGGCTCTGGCATAACTATTTGGGCGGCAAGTCTATTCGCTTCAAACTCGATTTTTTCAGATGCTCCGGAACGATATAAAACATTATCCTTTAATGTTCCGCCGAGATTGTCGATCACGTCACGATGCAACAAGAAATGCGCCAGCTCGTGAGCAAGCGTAAATCTCTGCCGCTGACGGCTCTCATGGCGGTTAATCTTGATTTCGTATCCGCCATCGACCCGAGATATCTGACCTGACACGTTCATGGGCAGAGACGAAAGCTTCACATCAACCCCAAGATCTCTGGCTATCGCGCCCAACTTGACCGGAAGATCACTCATGTAACGCTGGAGCACATCACGATCACGAGGATCAATTCGATTCCATTCTCTACTTTTCGAGAACATCACAAAAGCCTCCTTGTTAATCTTCGAATGACGGCGATTGACCATCTTCCCGTTCATAGGTCAAGCCGTCGGCGTAAAGCGCTTTTTCAATAGCATCCCGCAACTGACCATTCTTTGCCATCTTCTGAAGCTCCGCCTCGACGAGTTTAGGCAACTCTTTCTTGACTTGATCTTCTGCCGCCCGAACAGATTCCGCCTTAATGACATGAAATCCAAACATTGCCGCAAGAGCAACGATCAACGCAACGGCACCTAGAGCCACCGTAGCTGCGGTCAAATTTATAGAAGCCATATCTGCATAGCTTAAGCGCGTTGGTGGCCCGAACGCACCTCTACCCAAGATATGGAAATTGAAATTGAATACCGCAAGAAGGGCAGCTCCTACAGCGCCCGCACTCGCTAGTTTCAAAATTTCAAAAAGGAATCGCATGCCCCACCTCTTGGCTCCGGAACGTACTGTGATTCCAGACCGCAACCAATAGTATCTGGCGATCAGACAATTGCCGAGCTAAAAGGCAAAGCGATTTTCTTGAGCTCTTGCTCACGCCAATCCAGCGAGCCGCCCATTCCATACCGAGGGCGTTCGATTGTGTGCCCCATCAACAGCCGCCGCAGTTCATCATCCAGATTAGCCTCTTTCATTCGGTCCTCAAAAGAATGGCGGAATGAATAGATCTTGTGTTGAGGCGTCGGGAAGAGGCTATTTTCCTTAAAATATTTGTTTAGCGTGGCGGATAGATCATTCTCGCGGTTACGGTAACGCGGGAATCCCTGCTTGTGCTTGCGAAAAACGGCGAGCGCTACGCCGACCAAAGGTACGAGGCGCTCAGACGAAGTCGTCTTGATCTCACGCGGATCGTCCGGATCATCACGCGGCTCGATAGCAATATGCGGAACCTTGTGCGAAAGCCGGATCGACGACGCAGTCAAGTTTGCCAACTCACTTGGTCGCGCCCCTGTTTCGATTAGCGCTAACACAATCCCTCGCGCTTCATCATTCAAAGTCGCCAGATTTCCCGGCTTCATTATCGTTCCGGTGAGCCATTCACGAGGGAACGGCGGGCGGGAGCGCTTTTTGCGCGTAGAGAAGTTGAGGCGCGCGAACGGGTTTGCCCTGCCTTCCTCGCCGATATACGTGAAATAGGCGTCGTAAAGCACCCGCATGTTGCCGATGTCGCGATTGCCAGACGAAGCCGAGTGAGTGGATTTCCCCTCTTTGGGCGCGATCCTGGACAACCAGTGACGATACAACTTCATAGCGTCATCACGCGTTATGTCGGTCATCGCCTTATCGCTCTCGACGAGAGCGATAAAATTGTTCACGGCCCGCAGCTTCACCTTTTTCCATTGCGCCTTTTGAACAGCACTCTTGTTCACCAGCTCATCCGGCACGATCTCATCGCAATAGATCTCGAAAGCTTTGCTGACAGTCACATCAGGAACGGGAATACCACCGGCAACACCTTGCGCCAGCTCTTGCGGCAACCGCTCACTGGCAACGCGTTCCAGGCGGGTGACGATTTCATCGAGTGTTGATTGTGCGCTCATCGTTTGCGCAGATCGGTAGGTCAGTCCGAGAGCCTCGACGCGCTTCATCGACGCTTCATATCGAGAGCGAGCCGGATCACGCGGTTCATCGAGCACCATGGAGGCCCAAAGAATATTGTCCGCCTCTTCCATCAAATCCCGCTTGGCGCGGGCGAGAGCGAGATCATCTGTTTTCAGACTGACACGAATCGTCGGGGCGCGCTCATCGCGGAGGGCGAGATTGTCCGGCACGCGACGGCGGTAATAGTATTTTCCTGACCTCAGAAACAGGAACCTGTCGGCATCTCTTTTGGATGAACTTCGCCCCAT